TTACCACTCTAGTTTGATAAGTACCAGAACCACCTAGCATATACGCACCAAGATAACTTTGAAGCCACGGATATACGTCCAGAATATTGTTAATAGATCCTGTTCCTTGACTATCAGTATTGTATTTCACTTGTAAATCTCCTAGCTGAACTTCACTGAAGTTACCATCTTTACCTGTGGTTCCAGTGACAGCACTTGTATCATTAGCCAAAGCTCTAGCTAATTCATATTGTGCATATTTGATATTATTTGGAATAGTCGTACAAGTAAGCTCTACATTATCAATCGTATAATTATTTCTTGGAAACTTTAGTGCCTGTCCATTATCACATCTTGATCCATAGTAATTTAAGGTATCAATCCATCTTGTAGCTGCAATTAAAGATCTATTCTTTTGGTCATCAGTTTTATTTGTCCAAGTGCTTGAATCTGGTACGGTTTCAAAGTAATCATTAGCTTCTGCCAAAGTGACATAGCTATTTGCAGTAGCACTTGATAATGTTGCTGTTATAGTAGCTGC